AATTCTCAAAAAAGCGAATTAGATAACGAAGTCACGCAAGAATTACACGCGCGTTTGATGGGTTTTTATCGTCAAGAGTTGGATAGACAAGCTCAAAATCGTTATGAAATGGCGATTGATGAAGATTATTACGACAATATTCAGTGGGATGATGAATCAGCCGCTATTTTGCGTCAACGTGGTCAAGCACCTTTGGTTTATAACGTCATCTCAACATCGGTGCGGTGGGTTTTGGGTACAGAACGTCAAGCCAAGTCTGATTACAAGATTCTACCAAGACGCAAAGAAGAATCTGACGCAGCCGAAAAGAAAACTTCTTTAATGAAGTATTTAAGTGATGTGAACAGATTGCCATTTGCACGAGCAAGAGCATTTAAGGATGCAGTCATCACAGGACTAGGTTGGATTGAGGTGGGTATTCAAGATGAAACAGATAACGATGAGATGATTTACTCGCGTTATGAATCATGGCGTAATTTGTTGTGGGATAGTGCTGCAATCGAAAGCGATTTAAGTGATGCGCGTTATATGTTTCGTGTTAAATGGGTGGACATGGATGCGGCAAAAGCCATGTTCCCCAATCGTGAAGCACAACTGAAAGCGGCAGCACAAGAAAGTAATCGTTATGCGTCAATCAGCAGCACAGACGCAAATGGCGATATTCCGATGGACTATCCTGAATACTCGCTAGAAGAACAAATGACTAACAGGGCAATTAGTTTTAACACGCGCAAACGTGTTCGACTGATTGAATGTTGGTACAAAATGCCAAGCAATGAGAAACGAATCACAAAAGGCGTGTTTAAGGGCGAGATTTACGACCCCAACGAGCCAAGACATCAAGATTATATTGAGCATTTAGCCGAGCGTTTAACGTATGTGACGCATTGTTGCGTGATGACAGTCAGCGATATGTTGTACATGACTAAATCACCGTACCGTCATAATAAATTTCCCTTTGTGCCATTGTGGGGTTATAAGCGTGGCCGCGATGGATTGCCCTACGGCATGGTGCGTGGTTTGCGTGATATTCAAGATGACATCAACAAACGTGCAGCCAAGGCGCAATATATTCTTGCAACCAATAAAATTATTGCAGACGAAGATGCGTATGAAGATTTAGAGCAAACAAGAGCAGAGGCGGCACGTCCTGATGGGATTATTCTTAAAAAACGTGGTTCTGATGCTCAACTAAATGTGGATAGAGCATTAGCGGACGCACATTTACAGTTGATGAATCAAGGTATTCAAATGATTCAAATGACTGGGGGTGTCACTGATGAATTGTTAGCGCGTAAAACTAATGCAATATCAGGTGTCGCTATTAAACAAAGACAAGAGCAAGGCTCATTAGTCACCAGTTTGTTTTTTGAAAATCTTTTATTTGCTAATCAGTTACAAGGCGAAATGTGGCTCTCGTTGATTGAGCAATTTATGGTTGAGGAAAAGCAGTTTAGAATCACTGGCAGTAATAAGGTTAGTGACTTTGTATCTATCAACACAGGATTGCCGCAGGACGACATCACACAAACTAAAGCCGATTTTATCGTGTCAGAGATTGATTATCGCGCATCGGTACGCCAAGCACAGGCAGACCAATTAGTTGATTTAATGGGCAAGCTCGCACCATATAACCCACAAATTGCCATCGTGATGATGGATTTAGTGATTGATAACATGGACATCAATAATAAAGACGAAGTGTTAAAGCGTGTTCGTCAGGTTACAGGGATGCGTGACCCTGCCCAAGAAGAACCTACTCCCGAAGAATTGCAAGCACAAGAGGCTCAGGCGCAAGCTCAAGCCGAAGCGCAGCAATATCAACAACAAATAGCAGAGGCTAATTTGCGAAAACTTAATGCAGAGGCAGCCTTGAAAGAAGCAGAGGCGCAAGTAGAACGATTAACAGCAAGGGAGAAAGCTGTAAGCGTGTCTGTGCCATTAGCTCAAGACAGTGTTGTCGCTGGCGCGGCTGATGATTTATTAAACCAAACTAATCAATAGGTGATTTTATGCTAACCGAAAAACCTGAACACATGACAGATGAAGAATGGTCTGCTTTTAATGATGATGAAATGGGCGAAGCTCCGAAAGCAAAATACGAAGATGCTGAAGTAAAGCTTGATGATGATGTTGAGGCGTTACTCACTCCTGATACTGAAAAGGATGAAAATCACAATAAAGCCAATGATGATGTTGTTGAGTTTTTAAATTTAGATGACATTGAAATCCCTGACATTACTGGTGCTGATTCAAAGCTAGAAAAGCTCACGTCAGAGTACACGATTGCCAAGAATGAGTTATCTGATTTACAACAAAAGTGGGATGATGGCGAGCTAACCGAAGCTGAATACAATATCGAAACCAGTGCGCTAGAGCGCAAAATGGCTCGATTAGAGGGAAAGATTGAAGCAGCCGAAGAACAGGCAGAAGAAGAAGCGGCAAAAATTGAGCGTTACAATCAACAGGTGCAAGCAGCTTGGAATCAGGAAGAAAAAGCGTTTTTTGAGCAACCTGAAAACAAGAAGTTTTTAGAAAGCCCACGCATGATGAAGGCCTTAAATGAAATTGTTATTGAGTTGCAGCAGCAGCCAAACCTAACACCAAAAGACTTCAATAAACTACTTAAAGATGCGCGAAATTCATACGTTGGTGAATTTGGTGAGTTTTATCATGGTGCAAAACAACCTGAATCTAAGCCGCAGCCAGTAGCCAAGCCGCAACCGCGTAAGGTTGAGCCTCCTAAAACGCTTGCTCATGTACCTGTTGCAGAGCCAAACAATGTATTGGATGGTCGTTTTGCAGTGCTTGATAACATCAAAGACCCCGAACAATTAGAAAAAGCAATTGCTCGCATGAGTCCGTCCGACAGAGATGCTTATTTGCGTGGCGCAGCATAGGTAAATAAACATGATGCACGTTGATTTGAAGATTGGTGAGTCAATAAAAATAGGTGAGGCTATCTTAAAGCTTGATGATAAATCGGGGAAAGTCGTCAGGTTATCAATTGATGCTGATAGAGCCATTCCTATTCAGCGTGTAAAAGATGAAAAAACCGTACATTCTAATAGTAAAAAACTATAAAAAATACAAATTTAATTGATTTTATTTATAGTTTAAGCTAATAATTAATCATCTCAGCGCAGGAGTGCCGAGTGATTGTTTTTAACATTCACTTTGGAGACTCTTATGTCATCTACAGTTATTCCATTTGGCGACCCAAAAGCACAAAAACGCTGGTCTGCCACCCTTGCCCACGATGTCGAAACAGAAAGTTATTTTTCTAAGTTTATCGGCACTGGAAAAAACAACATCATCGAGCGCAAAACCGAATTAGAAGGTGAAAAAGGCGACCGCATTTCATTTGATTTGTCTGTTCGTTTGCGTCAAAAACCGACTTATGGTGATGAGCGTGTCGAAGGCAAAGAAGAAGGTTTACGTTTTCATACTGACGAAGTCATCATTGACCAAGTTCGTCATGCCGTATCTTGTGGCGGTCAAATGACCCAACAACGCTCTGCTCACAATTTGCGTGAAGTAGGTCGTGAAAAATTATCGGGTTATTTTGCACAAATTCTTGATGAATACTTGTTTATGTATTTATCAGGTGCGCGTGGTATCAATGAAGATTTTATTGAGTCCACATCTTTTGCTGGGTTCGGTGGTAATTCCTTTCAAGCTCCTGATAGCGACCATATTTTATATGGTGCGGTAGGTGCAGAAAAAGCAACACTGACTGCTTCTGACAAAATGACTTCGGCTGTTATCGAACGTGCAAAAGTTCAGGCAAATATGATGCAAGCGCGTAAGCCTGAGCTAGCAAACATGGTTCCCGTGACCAATGGCTCTAATAAGCAATACGTTTGTGTAATGAGCGAAGACCAAGCCTACGATATGCGTACTGCTGATACTAACGGTTGGGCAAAATATCAAGCTGCCGCTGCTGGTGCAGAAGGTCGTAACAACCCAATCTTTAAGGGTGGTTTAGGTTTAATCAATGATGTTGTGTTGCATTGTCATCGTAACGTAGTTCGTTTTAGTGATTACGGCGCAGGTAGTAATGTTGCTGCTGCTCGTGCGTTGTTCATGGGTCGCCAAGCTGCTGTTATTGCATACGGTACGGCAAAAAACACACAAATGCGCTATGACTGGAAAGAAGAAATGGCCGACTTTGGCAATGAGCCAAAAATCGCGTCAGGCTTCATTGCAGGCATTAAGAAAACTCGCTTTAACGGCAAAGACTTCGGTGTTATCAGCATTGATACTGCTGCCAAAGACCCTAATGTTGCCTAATAAGTAGCTATTAACTAATTTGGAGTAAATATCATGCCTGTTGTTACTGCTGTATCACAGTTTTCTAAAGGTGTTCTGCCAGTTGCCAATGGTGATTGTGCCAGTGATGTAATCTCACAAGACTACTTCATTGACTTAACTACTGGTCAGCAAGTGCTTAACAATATCTTTGATTTGGGTGTATTGCCTGCTTATCATACAATTTCAGATGCCATTCTGATTTGTGATGATTTAGATTCTAACGGCTCACCTGCAATCACGTTAGATGTTGGTTTGTTGACTGGCACAGTTGGCGATGCAACAAATAGTCGTACTTGTGGTGCTGAGATTTTCAGTGCTTCTACGGCTGCACAGACTGGTGCTGTTGCGCGTCCTACCCTGAAAACTGCCTTTAATATCTTGCCAACTGGTTCTGACCGTTCTATTGGTTTGAAGATTGCTGCCGCCCCTGCAACGGCTGTTGCTGGTCGTGTGCGGTTGCGTGTATTAATGCACCAATCTGATTCCACTGTTCAGTTCTAAACCAAAAAGGCCAGCGTAAAAAACTGGCCTTAATTCTTTGTGAGTAAAAACATGAAGCTCTCTTGTCCTGTCATTCGTGAAGGTGGTTCGTTTGTTGAGTTGTGGGGTACCGAATATCACTTTGCGCCTATGCCTGATGGTTGTCATGTTGCAGAAGTTGAGAATCCCGAACATCAAGACCGTTTTTTAAGTATTGGTTATAAGATTTATCGCGGTGAAGATACTCAAGTGCAGTCAACACCGAAAAAACGTACACCAAAGCAAGGGTAATTTATTATGTTGTGTTCAAAAATTATCGAAAATGTTAATTCGATTATAAATGACCCAAGCAATGTTGCGTTTTCGCTATCAAGAAAGATAGACGTATTAAATGATGCTATTAGAGCAGTTATATTAGTTCGTCCAGAATCTTCTTCTGTGTATTACTCCCATAGTATTCAAGACGATACTAAACAAACATTGCCTAATGATTGCTTTAGACTGTTAAAAGTTATTAGAAATGTGAATGGTACGACAAGGGGAAAATCTATTAGAAAAATGGATTTAGACAGAGTATCTGATAGAGTTGTTGATTGGCACGAGACCGTCACAAATGGCGATGTATTAGAATATGCCTATGATAATAGTATTCAAAATATATTTTGGATTTATCCAAAGCCATCCAGCATTGTAAATAAAAAAATAGAATTGATTTATCAAAAAAACATATCAGAAGTAACCGAAATTACAGACACATTCCCTCTAAATGACTCTTATTCTGTGGCTGTTCAAGAGTGGATGCTATATTCGCTATGGGGTGGTGATGACGAGCAATCGCCTAATTACACAAAAGGATTGAAAAGATATGAGTCATTTTTTAATTTGCTTGGTGTTAAAAAGCAAGCAGATGAATCATAAAATCGGATAATGCAATTATGCAATGCTCACAAATAATTAAAAACATCAACAACACCATAAATGATGTGAACAATGTCAAATTTTCATTGATTCAAAAAATAGATGCACTTAATGAAGCATTGCAAGCCTTGGTATCGTATCGTCCTGATGCGGCAAGTTATACGACTATGATGTTGTTAGTGGCTGGTACGCGCCAAACCTTGCCGAGTGATGGAGTAAGACTATTAAAAGTAATACGCAACAAGGGCGTAAGCGGTTTAAGTGATGCTGGGCGAGCAATTCGCAAGGCTGATATGTTGGTTCAAGATGCTTTGCTACCCGATTGGCATTTAACAAATGGACAAACGGTGATTGATGAGTATTTCTATGACCCATTGCAGCCTAAAGAATTTTATGTTTATCCCCCTGCGCCTGTTAGTCCTCAAATTGGTATTGATATTAGTTATGTGCGCGTATTGCCAACGATTACCGCAACAACAGACACATTCCCAGTTGATGATTATTTTGCGCCAGCGATACAAGAGTGGATGCTTTACTCAATATGGGGCAGCGATGATGAGCAATCACCTAACTACGGTGCGGCACAAGGCCATTTGCAGACGTTTTTTAGCTTATTGCAAGTTAAGTCAAACTCAGATGTTGCAGCCAGTCCTAGAGCCGTGAAAAGGGGTTAAGCATGGCTACAGTTCCATATACCCAATGGCAGCCTTTCGTACAGGTTTATGTACCTGATTGCCCGAAAGCACTAATTATTGAAGCTATACGTCAAGCCTGTATTGAGTTTTGCCAATACTCTCGTTATTGGCGTAAAGAATTAGATGGATTTTACACTGTAGCCACTGATAGCGAATATGAGTTAATCACGCCAACAGATTCAACGATTGCTGATATTTTGGTTATTAAAGTCAATAAAGAACCAATTGAAGCCAAAACACAAGACGACTTAGAAAGTATTTATAGTGAATGGCGTGAGCAGAATGGCAAGCCTAAATACTTTTTTATGCGCGATAAAACAAGCATTGTCTTTGTTCCAATTCCTGATGCTGCATATCCTGTCCGTTTGCTTGTTGCGCTAAAACCAACTCAAACTGCTCAAGGTGTCGATGAAATCATTTTTGAAGAACATAAAGAAGCGATTAAGTTTGGCGCATTAGCTTATCTAATGATGATGCCCAATAAAGAATGGTCAGACCAAAACGGTTCTGTGCTTTATAAGCAACAGTTTATTGAGCTATCAACAAAAGCAAAAACAATAGCCGAACAGGGCTTTAATTTGCGTAAGTCTTTTAGAGTTAAACCGAATTATTTTTAGGTGATGTATGACAACGTATGCGCTAACAGTATCAACCAATGCACTAGGGTTGGGTGTCATTAGTGGTGCAACTGTACGAGTTGAAAAGCGAAGAATAGCCATTGCTGATACATACCCACCAATCAATAACTTGATTCAAATTGCACAAGCGACAAACTCAAGTGGTATTGCCACGTTTTTATTGCAGCCTGATGATTTAACCACTTATCATGTTGCTAAGATTTTCGACACGGCTGGCATCTTTATTTACGAACGATTCTTTTCTATGCCGCCATCGGCAACCTCATTAGATAACACTGNNCACTGGTGTGTTGTTTGGTAACAGCAATATCCAATTCAAAGATGAGGGCAATAATCGTGGTACGCCATCAAGTGTGCGAAATGTGGATTTTGTGGGTGCTGGAGTAGAAGCCACTTTTGAAGGTGATACATTACGAGTTTTTGTACAAGCAGGCTCACAAGGGTTTGTGGCGATTACCGATATTACACCTACTAATCCTAGTGACAATGTGGGGAATAAAGTCAAAACAGACGACAATAATGTATTACAGTCTTGCACAAGCTCAACAACTAATGTGACAGTCAGTGTTTTGGCTGTTACCGCAGGCACATCATTTAAGCCAACTGTTGATGTTAATGGTACTCAGGCAGTATTGACACGCAATGCTTTAACTGACGTATGGACAGGGACGGCAGCTATCACATTAACAGGCTCAAGTCCTTATATAGTCACAGCAACACATGGACAAGGTGCAATTGATACGGCAGAAGTTACAATTGAAGCAGCACCAGTTATTAATCAATTAGAGTTTAGTGGCGCATACAGTCAAGGTATTGGCCAAACCGAACACGCGACAGGACAAACACTAGACTTAACGATTAGCAGTGCAACT